TCTAATAAATATATAAGTAACGGTAAAATAAATAGAGGAACATTTGCTACTGTCGGAGATAAAGGAAAAGGAAATGGACCTGGTGGATTCCGTCACGAAATGATTCGTTATCCAAACGGTAAAACAGCGATAACACCTAACAAAGATACAACAACATTCTTACCTAAAGGCTCAAGTGTATATAGTGGCGCGCAAACACATTCATTGTTGAGTAGCTTGCCTAAGTTTTCTACAGGTACTAATCCATTAGGCAACGGAAACAAAAAGCCTAAGAAAAAGAAAAAAGGCGACAACTTATTCGGCGACGCGTGGGACGCAACTAAAGCTGGTGCAGCTAAAGTCGTTGACGGTGGTAAAGCTGTTGTCAGCAAAACACTCGACGCTGCCGCCAAAGGTAAAAAATGGTTAAGTGATAAAGTTGGAGATGTGCTTGACTGGATAGACAAACCTGAAAAGCTATTGGAAAAAGTTCTCGAAGGCTTTGGAGTGAATTTAGATAGCTTCGGAATAGGTAAAACAGCAGAATTACCTTACAACATGATGAAAGGTATGTTCGGAAAACTTAAAAAAGCCGCTATAGATAAATTCACAGAATGGTTTGAAGATAGTGGCAGTGGCGACGGTGGTTACATTGACCTTTCTAAAGGTATAAACTTTGGTTTCGCTAGAACGGCTGCACAAGCTGCAGCACAGGGTTATCCTTTTGCTCGCGCGCATCATGGTTTAGACATCAACTACAAATACGATAAAGTTTATTCAACTCTATCAGGTACAGCTACAGGTAGTTCAGGTTGGAACGGTGGTTTCGGTCAAAACATGTGGATAAGAGCTGGTAATGGTTTAGAAGCTATCTACGGACATCTTCATAAATTAGCCTTTCATGGTAAAAAACGTGTCAAACCGGGTACTTACTTAGGTATTTCCGGTGGTGATCCTGGACGTGACGGACAAAACGCCGGAAGTTCTACAGGTCCTCACTTACACTATGAAATGAGAAGAAACGGAGTGCCATTCGATCCAACAAGCTGGCTTAAGAAACATAATGGTGGCGGCAAAGTTGGAGGTAGTGGATCAGCGAACGCACGTAAGGCTATCAAGAAAGCACAAGCAATCTTAGGTGGTCGTTATAAATCATCTTACATCACTGAACAAATGATGAGAGTCGCCAAACGTGAATCCAACTTCCAAGCTGACGCAGTCAACGACTGGGATGTCAATGCTAGATCTGGAACACCTTCTAAAGGTATGTTCCAAATGATTGAACCATCTTTTAAAGCATATGCTAAAAAAGGACATGGGAACATATTAAATCCAACTGACCAAGCCATATCAGCTATGCGCTACATTGTAGGTAAGTGGGTTCCTATTATGGGAAGTTGGAAAAGTGCATTCAAACGTGCAGGAGATTATGCTTATGCTACAGGCGGTCTTATTAACACTGCTGGATTATATAATTTGGCAGAAGATGGGTACCCTGAGATAGTGATACCTACCGATCCAAGTAGACAATCAGAGGCAATGAAATTATTACATCTTGCGGCAAGTAAGATTACTGGTAGAAATAATAACAAAAGACCTAATCAAATGCGTACACCTTCAATTAGCAACGCTAATGACAACGAAATGATTAATTTCATGACTAGACAGTTAGAAGCTACGCAAAGACAAGTCGAATTACTAACACAACTTGTAGCTAGTAATCAACGTTTAGAACAGAAACCTACAGGAGTAAGTGAACAAGACATAAGTAAAGCACAAGGTAAACGTGCGCGAATGATGGCATACAATATGGGAGGTGCTTTCTAGTTTGAAAAAAGAAGTTAGGATATTTAACGATAACTTTGATGTTAAATTGACTGACACACCTAATTTATTATTCTTAGATCACATAGAAGAAGATGTGGAAGTTAAAGCGAACACAACTGAAATCAATGGTACTGATGGTGTACTTTTAGGTCCGACAACGTTCGGGCCTTTTAATTTAGTTTTAAACTTTTCGTTTAAAGGGTTAGATACTAAAGATTTAAAATTGTACAAACAGAAAATAAGAAATATCTTATACCAACGCGAACCATATTATGTGTGGCATAGTGATGCACCAGGTAAGAAATACGCAGTGTATTGTGATAGCAATGATAACGAAGATTTAACTAATTCATTTGCTACTTTTCAAGTCACTTTTGTCGTTTTTAAAGGTTATTCTGAATCGTTTAAAGAGACAGACCAATTTAGTTTATCAAGTGGAGATTGGCAACTCGAGGCTGGTGTGTTAACTGATGCTGATATTAAATATAAGCACACTACAACAAGTTTTAAAATCTATAATGGTTCAACAGATACGATCAATCCATTACTTAGACACAAACTGAAAGTATTAATTAATCTAAATGCACCGAAAGGATTCAAGATAAAAAACACAACCACAGGTGATATATTCGAATATAAGAAAGCTATTAAGAGTAATCAACGTTTTACACTGGATGGTGTACATCCATTCATAAACAACAAACGCGTTGGTATAGATACTAATTGGCAATGGATCACATTAGATAAAGGTTTCAATGATATAGAAATCATAGGTGAAAATATCAGTAACGTTCAAATACAATGGGTATTTCCTTTTATATATAGGTAGGTGAATGGATTGGATGGCTTAATTTTAAAAAATAAAAAAGGCACATACGGTGAAATATTAACCGATTTTGACTTCGGTTCATTCAAATATGAATACGAAAAGAATAACGAACGTTCTATAAGTTCTACGATATATAAATCAAATACGAACGCTGATATTTTTGAAACGATATTAAATGAAATGCTTATCGTTTGGAAAGGTCAAACTTATGTTATCAAATCGATTTCTCTTAAATATGATGGTGCAGTTGTATCTAACGACGTGACTGCTAAACATATTTTTATGGATTTTCAAAATCATTATATTCAAAAAAATTTAGAAAATGAAGAAATGAACAATGAAGAAACTACAGATGAAGATAATAAACCTACAATGACACTAGAGCAATATCTTGAATTTGGTTTTGAAGGTAACAAACTTGGATTTACTTATGAAATAAGAGGTAAGTTCACTAATCGTGTGGCGATTGATGAATTAGGTAATAAA